ATAGAAACAGAAAATATTAAATCAGATTATATAATTCAAAATTATACAGAATTTGCATATATTTACGAAAAATTAAAACATTGTATTACAATTAATAATTATTGTTATAAAAATAATAATATACAATTTGAGCTAACGAATACAGGCTATATTGTAATAAAAATATTATATAAATTAAAAAATGAATATAAATGGGCATATAAAGCACTCCATATAATTGAAACAAAGCCAAATATAAAAACCTGTGGTTTTGATTATAGCCCTAAAAGTAATTATCTCGCAGCTTGTCTGGCTAATCATATATTTATCTGGCATTGGGATTGTAATAAAAAATTATCTGACAGTCATTTAAATATTGATGATGTCATTAAAAGTCGTCAAAAACATTTTGAACCATTGTTTGTCCAATATCAAAACTATAAAAATGAGATTGAATTACAAGAAAAAATTAAAAATGACAAACGAGAAGCTCACTCTCAGGCAGAAATCGTAAGAAAAAGAAATATTAGAGAAAAAGAAATTTTTAAAAAAGAAGCGCTAGATGGATTTACTACTATTGTAAAATTAATAATTGTAGCAATTCCAGTCCTTTTTTTTATTATGATAATAAGATCATGTTTTTAGTGCCTGTCACCATCATTTGATAACTTGCAGTGACAGGCACAATTAAATATTGGATAAAGTCGGAACGACCTCATAAACAAAAATAGCTTCAAGTTCTGATGCGTCCCAATTAATACCCAGTTCGAGAATACCCGTTGCTTTGTCAAAGGAATACGCATTTCCTGTCAATATCCATATTTTATTAATCTTGCCAGAAATTGTATCCCGATGTAGATCCAACGAAGCACTGTTGTAAACAGTTGTTATTCTGTTTGCTGCTTCTGCAGCGTGTTCCGTGTCGACATTAGACTTCTGATAAATCGGAACTTGGTTGCCAGCATTGTCCGTAACATATTCATGTGCGGTTTGCTGATGTCCGCCAACTTCACACCCATAATCGTCGCACTCCAAGAAGTGGGTCGGCGCTGGTGGGCATGTGCATTCCGGCTTACCATTTCCATTATCCCCATCACAACCAACAAATACAAAAAAAATCGCCAACAATCCTATTAAAACCTGTTTTAATAATTTCATATTAAATCCCCCTTTTACAAAACTTTTTCTAATAAAATCCAATAGTTAGTATCATACCACACAAAGAGTGGACAAATCAACACCATTATTCCCAACATATCTCTATCCATTAAGGTAGCTTTTTTTAGTCAAGAAGGGGGCAATAAAGCACCGATTAATTCGTAAAATGTGCGAAAAATCCTTAACAGATTGGTTTGTTATCTTTCAAGAAGTCCGCCGCAATTATTAAACAAATGATACATTTTTCAATCTGTGCGGCTATGTGATTTATAAAAATGTATTTTGTTTTTTACAATTAAACCAACAAATACTATCTTAAAAAAGCTGTCCGATGTTTCCACCGGACAGCTATCAACTTTTTATCCTGCCGCTTTTGTTTTCAAAACAAGAATATTCTTTTTCGGTCGAGTTACAAGGAACCCGTCACGCTTTCGGAATCTTAAAAACAATTCCCCATATTCAAGACTCTCTGTCGTACCGTCAAACTTCTTGATTCAATTCCTTTGCGGTTACCATGTTGAATCCTTTTAGGGTTCATGAATACAGCAAACGGTTTATCTGCTTTTATATCTGCAAACTGCGGTAGTATAGAAACTTCATGGTATGGGTACAAATCCAGCCTACCCGGCATAGCTTCAGTTGGTCTGCGCCAAATCGGTCTACCTGTCGTATCCTCGATATTGGCAATATGATTTAGTACAGTCTCATTTAAAAACCAACAGCAGTCTTTTCTTTCTACTGGATCTATTTCATAAACAGCATCCCTAAAATCCTTCCATGTCAAACCGCTGATACTGTTAGCAGTAATTGTCTTTTCGATTACATCTTCACAAGCCATAGCGCCGGTAAAAGGATCCTCGTCAGCAAGTAAACATTGTCTGTCAAACTCCTGACCATAAACCTCGATAAACTCATCTATGAACATTTGTCCCAAATCAACAAAAACATCCTCTTCAAATTCATCAAACCACGGAATATAACCAGCCAGTGTATAAGCCTTCAACTCGACACGCTCTGCACCCTTCGGCTTGCTTCCCTGGATTTTCTGCCCATAAGCCGTAAGCCAGTGCAATTCCACACCGCCCCTGTCTCTTGTTGGCAGGAACATAGAAGGACCAATCATAGGTCTATGACGAACCAAATTCATCATAACAGATTTTTTTGCGGCATCAGTCATTATTTCAGTTTCATAAATTGGATTAATTAAATACTGATCATTCGTTGCCATGTTCCCCATTGGCTCCCCTAATGCCGCTTTTGATACTTGAAACCCTTTTTCAGACCATGTAACATCCCGTGGATTAGTCCAATTTTCAGATTTCAAATTCGGACTAAAAGAAAGTTCAGCCAAAGACTTATGATTTCCTGACCAAGCCGCAGAAATACCCTTTCCAATATTGTGAAGCATCTCCCGTCTTGTTAATTCCTTTGGATATTTGACTTGTGTTTTCAAATCATCACGTAAACTTTTGACAGTACTTTCTAACGCAAAAATCTGTGTAGTTTGGTTTGCAGTAACAGTCTCAAGTGTTTTTACAATACCTTCAAGGATTTCTTCTTTTTCCTGAAAGTACGCCGTAGCGGTTTCCGTATTGGTAAAACCAGTCAGCTCAATCTTTTTCATTTTCACTAACTGATTTTTAACCGCTTCCAATGTTTCATTTGCCATAATGTCTCCTTAAAAATTATTTATTATGCCCCCCCAATATGTAGGGGGACTTAATTCCTGTATTGTTTGTGTATTTGATTTTTCACTGTTTTTTACCAAAGCAAACGGATTAGCCGGAACATTACAAATCGAAAATTCCAAAAGTTCTTGTTTTCGAAAAATAAGCGAAGTCCCATCTTTACCGACACTTGTTGTCGAATCTTCTTTTGACGGTATTTCAATCTCAATTACCCTAAAACCAACAGACCCAGCACGAATAACACCAGCCTTTACACGCTCACCTATCGACCACCCAAACGGATCAAACTCTTTAGAGTTAAAACAAACAACACCATGAAGCCCATCATCATCTATAGTTAAAGTTTCGATTTTTCCGATTGCCGGAATGTCAAACCTGTGCGCCCACTCCACAACAGGATTTAACATATACTTTTTAAAATCCCACCCCTGCGGATCAATCCGCTCATCAAACCGATCAAGGTCAAAAGTTGAAAGCGTCCATGCAAATCCACGATCAGTTTCTTTTTCTGTCGATAAACAAAATGGTACTGTAGCAATCAATTCAACATCTTGATTAACTTTTTGAATACCAACAACATTTTTTTTAACACCTAAAAAATCCAGCAAAACTTTACCATTGCTCATTTTTAAATGTTCATTGTTTTTTGTCCTTAAAATCATAAAACCCCCAACATATAATTATTTTCTGGTTAAATAAAAACTATTTTCAAAATCAACAAGTCCCGCGCTCAAAGCAACCCAGAATAAATCAACCCTGTTATCAACATCAAACGCTCTGTATAATCTCTCTCTATGTTTATGCAAAGTCCGCAAAGAAATATGTAAATTATTTTTAATATCATTTTCTTTTTTACCGGTACAAAATTCTTGTAAAACTTCATTTTCTCTAAGAGTAATCCTGTCAACAGGCTTAGGTAATTCTCCTAATAAATTAATAATTTCCAAAATAACAGGAGATATATATTTCTTTCCATCCCGAACAATTTTTAACCCTTTTATAAATTCATCATAACCTTCAAACTTGTTCACATAAGATTGAACACCGTTAAATATAAATCGTGCCGCTTTATTTACAGGGAACTTGTATAAATTCACAACTGCAATATTCAAACCCGGAAAATCATCAAGTAATCTACTCAACATGTAAGGTGTTGACCTCTCATAAAAAGACGCTTCAATTAAAACAAGCTTAGGTTGCATATCATAAATCATCATAGTTAAACCATCTTTATCAACAGCAGTAATTTCAAAATTATTAAATCCAAATTCTTTAAGACGCTTTTTATAATGCTGGTGTAATTCAATTTCCCTGCTGACAACAAGCGTCCCTCCTGTCATTTATCACCTGCTTTTTTATCAGGCTTACAATTACAAAAATCTAGATTCTTAGGTCGATGCCAAACATCACCCCACGGTTTAGGCTCTTTGCCCCGCTCTTTCAAAACATCATTAATTGTTTTGATACCAGCGTTAATTTCTGCAATATCCCGTTTACTCTGCGCATCTTCGCTCTCCTGTAATTCAGGAATATCCCACAAGTCAAATACAACTCTTTCTTTTAATCCCAACCGGATAAAAAATTGACTTTCAAGAATTTGTTCAAACTGCCGCAGAATTGGAATTAAAGTATATTTCCAAAATGCGCTATGTTGTTCCGCAGTATCCTTGCCGGATAGTGCTGTTGACCTGTCACTAATATTTGCAACTCTGGGCGGTATGCCGTAACGTGCAAGAATTGTATAAAGATTCCAGCGTTTTAATTCAAACAGTTTGATTACTTCCGGTGTAAATGAAAGCGGCTCAAAATTCGTACCCTTACCCAGGACAGCAATTTTTCGCCCGGCTTTAACCGCTCCATATTTACTTTCCCATCTTCGCTCAAGCTGATCAGCTTCTTCCGGTCTAAGAGTTTGCTCAGTTTTTAAAATACCTTGCGGTATTGCATTGTTTTTTAATAATTGAGAATTTGCCTTGTTTGCATAAAAATCCTGCTCCAGTTCCAAAGCAAGCGAAACAAGTGGATTAACTCCACGAACAGAGTTCCACGGGTTCCAGTCTTTAAAATGGATTAGTTCATCAGAGAGAATAGGTACAAGTTCAGCCCCAACATGATAAAACCAACGCCGGGGGATATTTCTAAATCCAAAATCCAAACCACATAACTCCCCCTCATGCCTCATTTTTCTAGGGTCGAGAATGTAAATTTCTTTTGGAATCCCCCCGCTATAATCAGCGCCAAACCACCAAAACGCCTCACCTTCAACAAACCACCAAGCAGCGGTTTCTTTCCAGAGATCATAACGGCTTAAAGACGTATTAGGTCTGCTAAATAAATCAACAATAACGCCACTGGTAATATCATTACCATCACGCCTGACAGTAAAATCAGCACGTGCAATATTGCGAATTAAAATATTAACTGCAATATTTACCCAGGCATGACGAAGGTAAGTATCTCCAATATGGCTGTTATTATTAAATATAAGAAAATCTTCATCTGCTGACAATGAATTTAACAATGTATTGGATTTTTCTAACAATGCCTTAGCGCCTAACTTAGAGTTGTCATTCTGTCGCTTACGGTTTGGCAACAACCTATTGAATATATTCACGATAGAATAACCCCATATTGAATATCAGAAAAAATCGCATAACGCAAAGCGTCCATGTAATGGTCGTTTACCTTTACAATCTCTCCCGCTTCATTGCGGCAATAATCCCA